GGTTCGTTAGATTTAGTTGTAGTAGGAGCAGGTTCAGATTTTTCTTGTACTGCTTCAACTTTTTCAGTCTCTAATTCAACTTCTACTTCTGATCCTGATGAAACATCAATTTTATTCCATCCACCATCATCTTGATCTTGTACTTCAATTTCTCTTTCTTCTGCCATAATAATCTCCGTTGTTGACGACTCAAACGTATTTACGTCTAATAATAATATTATACACTATTGTATACGTGGTACGCAACTTTTTTAATGACTTAAATTAAAGGTAGGGTCTAAGTGAGTTGGAGAACTTACCTTCATAATAATTTGGTCATCAAACAATAATATAAATCGTTGTCCCTGATAAAAAAGTTTAGTGCCTGTATGTTTACCATAACAAACAAAATCACCTTCTTCACACCACGGTCCTTTAGGAAACTTATCTATATCTTCATAAGCTAAGTCTCCCACTACAATAACTTGAGCCACCGTTGTAAGATAGGCAATATCATCTTTAATGGAATCTGGAATATATATACCACTCTTAGTTTTTTCCTTTACTGAAAATGGACGAACAAGAACATGATAACCAGGAATCTCTGGAAGTTCATCTAAACCTACTTCAGGATCAACAGCATCAATCCATTCATCGTTCTTAATAGCATTACTTAATGGGACGTGTCGCATTTAAAAATCCTCTTCATCTGAATGTTGTCTACGTTTTAATATTTCTGTTAATTGTTGTCGTGACCATTCTATACCATTAATAGAACCAACAAGTTGTCTATAGTGAGCATAATCTTCTATACTTCCAGATGCAAGAGAGTTCTTTAAACCTTCTATTTCTTTATTATAAGATTGAATAACATCATCCCAAATATCCATTAGACAGATGAAACTAACATTATTAATATACCTAATAAGGCTATAGCCATCCACATCCCCTTACAGGATAGCCCACACTTACAAGTAATCTTTTGAATTTTATTGTTTATCCATTCTTTCATAAAATTCTCCTATGATAAACTTGGACCTTTAGTTTCACGAGTGTTGCGAATAGGATTAGGAATGTCATAGGTATCAGGAGGAAACTCTTCTGTAATACCTTTCTTTCCTCTTACGGTCCAGCTAGACGCATCTACATCATCCCAATCTCCTACTGACTGACTGGAATCATTATTACCAATACTTCCTTGATTCATATACTTCATAACTTACTCCTCTCCTCCTAGTCTTTCATCTCTATGGGTTTTAATATTTTCTAGTTCTATATCACGAGCAGTACGCTCTTCTTCTTTAGCAAAGTCAGCTTTAATATCCGCTAACTTTAACTTCTTCTTAGTATCATCTTCTACTGTTACCGTGGCAACCTTCATTAAAGTTTTAAGAGCGTTTTCAGTTTCTTTAGCAATACGATCTTTTTCTTTTTCTTCTGATTTCATTAAAGCAGTAGAACCTTCTTTAATTGTTTGTACCTTTAAAGTATCTTCTTTAAGATTTAGTTCTCTATTCTTTAGCTGCATTTCAGCCGTATCCTTTAGAGCTTCTAAATCAAGTTTTTCTTTATCTAACATTAATTGATCTTTTTGCAGTTGAATAGTCTGTTGTTCAATAGACTGTCCCATTCCTTGTGCAGCCATTTGATTAGCTTGCATAACTTGTTGAGCAGCTTGAGCCATAGCCTGTTCAATAACAGCAGGGTCTTGTGATCCCTGTGCTAACTGTTGTGTCATACCACTCATTTGTTCTTGATACTTCATTACAGAATGTTCCTGTATGTTAGCCTGTATAACAGGAGCGATACGTTGCATAATAGGATTAGCCCCATTAGCAGGGTCTTGAAGATAAGACATCTTCACCTGTATATGAGCATCATGGTCTTGACCTGGAAATGCAGCGATAGGGATACCTTTAGTTGCAGCCATAATATCAGATACAGGATCAAGAGGTTTAGCCTGTTGTTTAGGAGGTAGTATCTCTTCAATGTTAGGCATGTTAGCTGAGTTAAGGATTGTTCTATTAAGTGCTTCTAAGTTGAACATACCAGGAGGCGAGTTCTGAGAAAGTTGTAATGCCATCTGAGCCATCATCATCCTGTGTGCATTTGAAGGAATGTTTGGATCACTGACAGGTAGAACATCTACACGACCATCAAAGTCTTTCCTAAATATTTGCTGATTAGCATTAGGAATCTCATATGGATATTTAGAAGGTAGATACTCATAATCAATAGCAGCTAACAGTCTAAATTCATCTTTTTGAGATTTATGAAGTCTCTTGTGGACTGCACTAAAGAACTTGCTTGAGGCTTCAAGTAAAGCCATAGTAGTTCCAACAGGTCCATATGAAGCATTGTCTGAAATAACTTGTTCAGAACTATCTGCAAACTTTTGACCTGTTGCTGATACAAACGTGAGCATCTGGTAGAGAGTTGAGGAAGGCTCCTTATATGGCAAGGGAACAATAGCCTTTGAGAGATCAATACCAGTTGACTCTACTTCCTTAAATTCACCAGGAGCAATAGGATCGTTGTCACCAACTACTCGTACACCCTTTGCTTTAAAACCTCCTGGTAAGTTCGCAAATTGACCTGCATCTACTAAAGCTCTCATAGCTGCCGTAGCAGTCATGGTAAGATTACCTAAGAAATGCATTAGGCCAAACCCGTAGAAACCAAACCCTGGTACGAATCTATAATGTGTAAAGTGTATTTTCTTTTCTCTATTGGGATCGTCTTGGTTGAAGTTTCTACGAATACTTAAAACCCTTTTAGATTTTTCCTCTATCGTTACGATATAAGGTAATGCTACACCATCAGGGTCATTAAATGGTGCAGGTAAATCAAGATAACAATGTTGTTCTAATAATACATATTGTGGATCATTATCACTGGAAGGAGAGAAACCTAGAATAGTATTCATCTTCTCTTCCATAGCTGCTTGCTCTGGAGTACCTGCTTGTGGTAAATCTACTTCAGAATATATTCCAGCAGAGATATCCCTTTTAAGGTCATTAGGACTACGGTAGATGACATGAGTATACCTATCAGCCCTACGAAGATCACTAGCGAAGTAAGACACATAAAACTGATCAATAGGAACAAACTCTGAAACAGGACGTTTAAGATTTGCATCATAGTATATCTTTTTAAAAGCTGATCCTATAAGAGGCAGATGGAACAACATCCGTTCAAACTCGTCAAAGTATTCTGACATCTGCTCTGTTAATTGGTAATTCATAAAGTCCTTGACACGATTAGCTTGCATCTCCTTTTCAGGAGTTTGCTTTCCTATAATCTGTGTCTTGACTGGACCTCCAGCAGGAAATAATTCCTGTGAGGCTTTTGATTGAAACTTAACTACAGACTCTACAAGAAGAGGATGCACAGCCGTACATGCTCCCTCAAATGGTTCTGTTGCATCCTGAAGTTTAAGACCAAGAAGATCAAAGCCACGTTCAAACATATCCTCCCACTCACCACGAGAGTCCTTGTCACTTTGATAATTATTATAAACTTGATTAGCTATATCATCTAATTCATCTTCATCTATCTCTGTTGATAGATCGTCATACCACTCTCCTAGTCCTACACTATCTTCCTCTGATAATATTTCTTCTGATCCAAAATCTACAATAACTCCCCCATCGTCATCTACTTCAATAGATGCACTACTCTCTTCTGTTGTTTCCATATTCATAGGAACAACATTAGATTGATTTAGATCATAAGGATTTTTTTCTATTGCCATATAATTTCCTCCACTCTACACCATATAGTATACACTTAAAAGTTCCAGTACGCAACTCTTTTTTTCGTAGGTGGAGAATCTTCCCAATCAGGATCATCAGGATGTAGTAAATTCCATGAGTCTTTCATATAGTGAATAGCCATTGTCATAGCATCTACTTGGTCATCATGTGCTCCATTAGGAAAGGTAATCAGTTCATCCACAAGTTCTTCTGCCCACTTTCTACCTTTAGGAAACCATACACGACCAGCTTCCATTGAAGGAGTAGCAGCGTATACTCTGGATACCTTATCCCTGTCAGGCATATACTCCAGTACAGGTAGTCCACTCCTTCTCATGTCTTGTATTAATGACTGACCACTAGCTTTCTTTTCTACTATACATACATCAGGTTTATGTTCATCAAAAGACATTTGAGCCATACGTCTTAGTTCAGGATACTCATATCTCCCACGTAGATTACCCAAGAGTATAAGTTGTGCCTCTGCACTCTCCATACCATCATGGGTTTGTTCAGGTGCGTAGAATATACCCCAGGTCTGGATTACACTATAGTCAGCAGTAGTTCTGGTTGAGAAAGCCGTATCATATGTTTGAATAATAAAATCGCAACCTGGAGGTTCATCGTAGGGCCACCACTCAAT